TAACTGGTGGCAACTTGGCCACAGGTGGCACAGCAAGTGCAGGTGGTAACGTCACCGGTGCCAACATACTCACAGCTGGTGTAGTGAGTGCTACAGGTAACGTAACTGGTAACTTCATTCTTGGTAATGGTTATTATTTGACTGGCCTAGCAGCAGGAACAGCTAACTCGGCACTGTCTTTGATCAACGGAACCACGAACTTAACTACCGAAACCAACGGCAATGCTAACTTGACCATTGGTGGTACATCAAACGTAGTGGTATGGGCTACCACAGGTCAATATGTCACTGGTGTCATGAGTGTAAGTGGCACAGTCACTGGTGGCAACTTGGCCACAGGTGGTACAGCAAGCGCAGGTGGCAATATCACTGGCGCCAACATACTCACAGGTGGTTTAGTATCAGCAGCCGGTAATGTGTCTGGTGGTAATATCAACACCAACAATATTGTTAGTACATCGACACTTAGTGTGGTTGCAACTACTATCGCATTGGCTCCCACTGGCAATGTGACGATGAACAGCAGATACATTAATAATCTTGCTGATCCCCTACAAGATCAAGACGCCGCAACAAAAGTTTACGTTGACAACATAGCACAAGGGCTTGATCCCAAAGCATCAGTCGCTGCGGCCACAACAGGCACGTTAGCTGCCGCATCAGGTGGTATAGTGACATATAACAACGGTACAGCCGGTGTTGGTGCCACATTGACCACAACTGGCACATACACCACAATCGACGGTGTAAGTATCGCTGTAGCTAATACTCGTGTGTTAGTTAAGAATGAATCAACACAGGCCTACAACGGTATCTATGTTTATACCAGTGCCACAGTGTTAACTCGTTCTGCAGATATGAATATATGGGCCGAAGTTCCTGGTGCATTTACATTCGTTGAAGCAGGTTCAGTCAATGCTGACTCTGGATATGTATGTACCGCTGACACTAACGGAACAATGGGTACAACAGCAATTACTTGGACTCAGTTTTCTAGTGCAGGTTCGTACACAGCCAACACCGCAGCGGGTTTGAGTTTAATTGGATCACAGTTTAATGCCAAAGTTGACGATGTAACCACAGCATTTGATGGTGGTGGTAACATCATTGTCAAGACCGGTGCACAGTTAACCACGCCCAATATCGGTGCTGCCACAGGTACCAGTTTAAGTGTCACAGGTAATGTCACCAGTGGAAACATTCTAACTGGTGGATTGATTTCGTCTACTGGAACAATAACCAGTGGTAATGTAAACACTGGCGGCAACGTGAGTGCTACTGCCAACATCACTGGTGGTAATGTACTAACTGGTGGATTGATTAGTGCCACTGCAACCATAACTGGTGGTAACTTGGCCACCGGCGGTACAGCAAGTGCTGGTGGCAACATCACTGGTGCTAACATACTCACAGGTGGTCTGGTATCAGCAGCTGGCACAGTAACCGGCTCGAGTTTGTTGGGCTCAGTGGTTTCAGCCTCAGCGAATGTAACCGGTGGCAACTTATTAACTGGTGGATTGATCAGTGCCACTGCTACCATAACTGGTGGTAATGTAAACACTGGTGGTAATGTAAGTGCTACTGCCAACATCACAGGTGGTAACTTATTAACTGGTGGATTGATTTCAGCTACTTCAACCGTAACTGGTGGTAACTTAGCCACAAGTGGTACAGCAAGTGCAGGTGGCAACGTCACTGGTGCTAACATACTCACAGGTGGTTTGATCAGTGCTACTGCAACCATAACTGGTGGCAACTTAGAAACAGGTGGATACTCCTCAGCAACTGGTAACGTCACCGGTGGAAACATACTCACTGTTGGTCTTGTGTCTGCTACTGGTTCAGTAACATCCGGTGGTAATATCACCGGTGGCAACATCAACACAGTTGGATTGGTCACTGCCACAGGCAACGTGATTGGTGGAAATATCATCACTGTCGGATTGATTTCAGCAACATCAACTATCACCAGTGCTGCAACCATAACTGGTGGTAATGTAAACACTGGTGGTAATGTAAGTGCCACTGCCAACATCACAGGTGGTAACGTACTAACAGGTGGATTGATTTCGGCTGCATCAACCGTAACTGGTGGTAACTTACTAACCGGTGGATTGATCAGTGCAACTGGTAACATAACCGGTGGTAATGTGTTGTTTGGTAGCGGTCAAGTAAGTGGAGTTGGAAACGTTTATGGTGGAAACATATTCCAAGCGTCAAATCAGGTATTAGACACAGCTTCCACAGTTGATGGTGGAACATACTAACCTTACTTCTAACAGGACCAAAAACTATCATACTAATTACAATGATCAATGACCAATACTGTAAAGCTAAAACGCTCGAATGTAGCTAATTCTATCCCCGGACCAGGTAATCTGGTTGCGGGGGAGTTGGCCATCAACTACACAGATGGCAATCTTTTTTACAAAAACGACAACAATGTAGTCACTGTAATAGCCAGTAACAAGTTTCTTTTGGTCACTGGCAATGTTTCTGGTAATAATGCTATATTTTCTGGACTGATAACTGCCACTGGTAATATCACCGGCGGTAACGTTCTAACGTCCGGATTAGTTTCTGCCACTGCTGTGACTAGTTCTGCCAACATCACTGGCGGTAACATACTAACAGCTGGTATTGTTACAGCCACAGGTAACATCACCGGTAACTATTTCATTGGTAACGGTAGCTTGCTCACTGGCATTTCGGGTGGTGGTGGAAGTTATTCAAACTCTAATGTAGCAGCATATCTACCCACTTACTCTGGTAACTTGGCCAGCCTAACTGGACCAGTTACTACCACCGGTGATGTCACCGGCACTTACATCCGTGGCAACGGTTATTATCTAACTGGCATTTCGGGTGGCGGCGGCACTGGTATCAGCCCATTGGCTGGCGCGGTTGACAACTTCACCGGCAACGGTGTACAAACCAACTTTACTCTGTCAACCACACCCACCAGCGCAAACTTGATTTTTGTTAACGTAAACGGTGTTTATCAGCTTCCTACGGCTTACTCGTTATCTGCCAACGTTTTGACTGTGACTTCCGCAGTACCAACTGGTGCTGTATTGTCTGTGACTCAACTTTCGGGCGGTGGAATAGCTAACTCTCTGATCAATGGTAGTAGCAACATTGTGATAGGATCCAGTGGCAACATCAGCATGAGTGTAGCCGGTGTAGCCAACGTAGCCGTGATCGCAGCAAGCGGTTTATACATGACCGGCAATGTGATACCTTCTGCCAACATCACTTATGATCTAGGCACATCGACACAGCGTTGGAAAGATTTGTGGTTAAGCAACAGCACGATTTATTTAGGTAATGCTCAGATCAGCGCCAATTCTACCTCGGTAACGATAACTAATCCCGATGGCGGTACCACAGTACTAGCTGGAACATCGGGCAACAGCATATTAACGGGCGCAGTGGTCAGCGCCACAGGCAACATCACTGGTGGCAATCTCATACAAGGGACGACCCGAGTTTATAAATGGACCACTCAGGCAAACACAGCACCAAGTAATCCTGTTCCCGGTGACGAGTGGTATAATTCTAACAATGATGTAGTATACAAATACATCAATGATGGCACCAGCAATGCTTGGGTAGATCAGAGTTTTCCAACTTCATTCAGCACACTAGCGGTAACAGGTAATGCTGCCATCACTGGTAATCTTACTGCTGGCAACCTATCTGTAAGCACAGGCTCCATCACCACTGGTAACATTATTAACGCCAATGGTAATGGGGTTGGAAATATTGGATCATCAACTACCTATTTTAACACAGTGTTTGCCAAAGCCACATCAGCACAATACGCTGACTTGGCAGAACACTATGCAGCTGATGCGTACTACGAACCGGGCACTGTGGTAGTATTTGGTGGCACAGCAGAAATCACCATCAGCAATATCAGTCACGATACCAGAGTAGCCGGGGTAGTCAGTACCAAACCAGCGTTTACAATGAACGAACAAAATCCCGGTGTAGTTATAGCACTAACCGGTCGTGTTCCTTGCAAGGTAAGAGGTCCGGTAAGCAAAGGAGATAGATTGGTCAACATCGAACCGGGCATAGCCGGAAGATTAGATCCAGCGTTGGCTGATTTTGGATGTATCATTGGAAAAGCTCTTGAAGATGTTGTGAACGAAGAGTTGGCCAATATTGAAATCTCAGTGGGAAGAACATAATGGCATTTCCAACTAGCCCCACAAACGGTCAACAAGCCACAGTCAACGGAGTTATATACATCTATAGCTCGTCGCTTACAGCCTGGACTGTGACCACTAACATAGGTGCAAACATCAGCGCCAACAACGTCACGGTCACTAGCACCATCAGTTCTGCTACTTTACAAACTACCAGCATTGTAAACACTGCTGCTAATGGCGTAGGCAATATTGGTAGTTCAGGAAATAGTTTCAACGTGGTGTTTGCTAGAGCCACATCAGCACAATACGCCGACGTAGCAGAAATGTATGTGGCCGATGCAAACTATCCAGCAGGTACTGTGGTCATATTTGGTGGCGAACAAGAAGTCACGGTATCAAACATCCCTAACGATCAACGCATAGCAGGTGTAGTTTCCACTAACCCCAGTTATCTAATGAACTCCATGCAGCAAGGTAACAATGTGATTCCTGTGGCCCTTACAGGTCGTGTGCCTTGTTTGGTTGTGGGAGAAGTCCACAAAGGTGATCTAATGGTTGCAGCAGGCAATGGGCATGCTTGTGCTAATAATTCTGCACAGACTGGAAGCATCATTGGTAAAGCGTTAGAAAACCACAGCGGAGAATCCGGAGTGATTGAAGTGGTAGTTGGCACGAGATAACTACATTTATAGATTGAGGAAAACATGGCAATAACAACCGTTGAACCATTTGGCATAAACAGCAGCAATGCTTATACCTTTGGTTCCGTTACGGCCACAGGCAACGTCACTGGTAACTATTTCATTGGCAATGGATCACAACTGACCGGACTTGCTGCAACATATGGTAATGCCAACGTCGTTGCTAACTTGGCTGCATTAGGATCAAACCCGGTATCAACCACAGGTAATATCACTGGTGGTTATATTTTTGGTAACGGTGCATTACTCACAGGAGTAATCACAAGTGTAGCCAATATCAACAATGGTACCAGTAATGTCACAGTAGTAAGTTCGGGCGGCAATGTCACTGTGGGTGTAGGCGGCACAGGCAACATAGTAGTGTGGGCAACCACGGGTGAATATGTCACAGGGTTGATCAGTGCTAGTTCTAACATAATATCAGCAGCCAACATCACAGGTGGTAACTTATTAACTGATGGACTGATATCAGCTACATCAAACATAACATCATCGGCCAACATCACAGGTGGTAACATACTGACTGGTGGTTTAGTATCATCCACAGCTAATGTTACAGGCGGTAACTTATTAACTGCTGGACTGATATCAGCCACTTCTTCAATCACATCATCAGCCAATGTTACAGGCGGTAACTTATTAACCGGTGGCTTAGTATCAGCAGCGGGTAACATCACCAGTGGTAACTTATTAACTGCTGGATTGATATCAGCCACTTCTTCAATCACATCATCAGCCAATATTGCAGGTAGTAATCTATTAACAGGTGGTTTAGTTAGTTCGGCTGGGAACATCACTGGAAGTAACATTTTTGCTTCAGGATTAATATCAGCTGGTTCCACAGTCACAAGTGCAGCCAACATCACTGGCGGTAACATACTCACAGCTGGTTTGATGTCAGCTACTTCTAACATAATATCAGCTGGCAACATCACTGGCGGTAACATACTCACAGCTGGTTTGATGTCAGCTACTTCTAACATAATATCAGCTGGCAACATCACTGGCGGTAACATATTAACTGGTGGATTGGTATCAGCAACAGCCAACGTCACTGGTGGCAACTTACTCACAGCCGGTCAAATTTCAGCAACAGGTAACATCACTGCTGGCAATATTATTGTCACTGGTGTTATTACCGATAATATAGGTAACTTAGAGTTACAAAGCGCCGCTGCCAATGGCAACATCAATCTAACACCCAATGGTACTGGTAATGTGTATTCAGGATCAAACGTACTGGTCACTGGACTTATAACTGCCACAGGAAATATCGCCGGTAACTTCTTCATTGGCAACGGCTCGTTGTTAACTGGTATTTCAGGTGGTGGTGGCAGCGGCGGAAGCTATATTGTAAATGGTACCAGTAACATAGCCATTGTGAGTTCCGGTGGTAATGCCACTGCCAATATCGGTGGTACTGCTAACGTTCTAGTGTTAGCTAACACAGGTTCTTATGTCACTGGATTGATCAGTGTCACAGGCAACGTGATAGCTAACAACGTGATGGCTACCAACATTGTAAACGTGGCTAGTCATACAGGATCTGTGGTAAGTGTCACTGCCAACGTCACTGGTGGTAACCTACTAACAGCTGGATTAGCCAGCGTCACTGGTAACGTCACAGGTGGCAATATACTCACAGCTGGATTGGCCAGCGTCACTGGTAACGTGAACATAGGTAATGCCACTGGTGTGACCTGGGCCAACGCTTCGGGTGCAAGAGCATGGACCTATTACAACAACGCTGCCAGTAGCCTAGACACAGTGTTCCTATAAGATGCCTTTTTCAAGTAGATTACTCAACACCGGTTCTCTCCAGATCGACGGTGCTAACTTTGATGAAATAAGCCTTGATTCAGGTTCTGTACAGTTCAATGGTAGTACACAATATCTGAGTGTACCCAGCAACGCTGCATTTGGGTTTGGTACAGGGGATTTAACTTTAGAAACTTGGATATATCCTACAGCACTCGGCGCATTTAATGGAATCGTAGACTTTAGAAATAACAATATTCATTTGTTAGTAAAATCTAACGGGGCTGTTGAATTTGGTGATGGCACTTTAAACTTTTTAACAAGTGCAGCCAGCACGATAGCGATCAACAACTGGTACCATATCGCAGTTACCAGAATCGCTGGCGCCACAAAGATGTATGTTAACGGTACTCTTGTGGTATCAGCAACCAATCAAACTGCCAGTTTAACTGCCAACACTGGTTTGGTAGGGAAAACTATTGATAATCGGTATTTCACGGGTTATATTTCTAATGTCCGTATAGTCAACGGAACCGGTATCTACACTTCTAATTTTGTTCCACCACAAGCTATACTATCTACAACTTCTATTACTCCGGGTAGTATAGGACTGAATGGTACAAACCAATTCTTGTCAACCCCAGCCACCGGATCGCTTGCGAACAATGCATTTTTTGGAACAGGCAAAACATTCACAGTCGAAGCATGGATATATCAAACATCTACTATCAGTACTTCGGGTAAATTTAATATAGTATTGGGTGATGCTAGCGGGACAACAGGTTCACAAATGTGTTGGAACGTGGGCACTGATAGCACCAACACACCATGTATTGCATGGTATGATGGCTCGAGCAAGCAGGCCACAGGATCAACTCCATTAACAACAAATACATGGAATCACGTGGCCTGGGTTTCAACAGCGGGCACAGTCACGATCTATGTCAATGGCGTGAGTCAAAGTTTAACTGGTACTACTACATTAACAAATTCAACCCAGACTGCCGGAATAGTAGTCGGTGTCGATAGGAATAGTTATTGGGGAGGTCGTATCACCAACCTCCGTGCCACTACCACCGCAGTTTACACCGGCAACTTTACTCCACCGACTGCACCATTGGTCCCTATTTCTGGCACAATATTACTTTTACTTGCTAATTCAGCAAACACTTTGGTCACTGATAGTAGCAGCAGTCCTTTTACAATAACCAACAATAACACAGCTACATTTGTTTCATCAACAGGGTTCGCTACCCCGGTTAATACAACATCATTGTTGCTCAACGTCACGGACTCCACCAACTTCATCAAAGATAATAGCCCAAACAACTTCACGTTGACCAACACCGGAACTGCTACTTGGAATAGTGTAGGACCATTTAATTTAACCGGAACTCCTCCGGCGCAGCGATCCACAGCAGACGGAAAATCATATCAAGTTTCAACTCAGGTTGATGACACTACCTTGACTTCGGGTTCTGTACAGTTTAATGGATCTACTCAGTATTTGTCATTGGCAAATGACACTTCTAATCAAATGGGCACAGGAGATTGGACAGCGGAAGCATGGATCTACATAACTTCATACACGTTACTTAATTCGGTTTGGGCTAAAGGCGGAACAACAACTGATTGGTTCGTGGGTACTAGGGCTTCTACCGGTGTTTTATATTGTGGTATTGGTACAACTGATTATTTTGCTACCACAGGCCCGGTTGTTTCGTTGAACGTATGGCATCACATTGCATTAGTTCGTTCAGGAACTACATTAAGTACATACTTAGATGGTGTATTAGGCAACACATTGACTGGAGTAACTCAAAATTTTGCAAGTACAGGTGAACTACGACTTGGAAGAGGAAGAGATACTTCTACTAATTATTTGACAGGATATATTTCTAGCGCTCGTCTTGTGAAAGGCACAGCAGTATATACTGCTGCATTTACCCCACCACAATTCATATTGCCTGCCATAAATGGAACAAGTCTGTTGTTAAACGCAGTCAATAGTGACCAGTTAGTAACTGATGGAAGTCCAAATAACTTTACCGTGACCAACAACGGCACAGCGACTTGGTCACCTACCAATCCATTTAACTTTGGTGGCGGTGGCAGCATCAGTTTCAACGGCACAAGCCAGTATCTCACAGTGACCAGTCCGGGCACAGCATTCAGCATGGGCACAGGTGATTTCACCATAGAAGCTTGGATATACAACACCAGCACCGCTGCTACCTCAAAACAGATATTCAGTAACTGGGCCTCTGGAGCCAACTCTTATCAGTTTTATTTACGCACTAACAACAGATTGGTCTGGCAGATTTTCTCCCAAAGCTCACCAGATGTAGCAAGCCTAGCTGTGACTCCAAACACCTGGACACATGTGGCATGGTCAAAGTCAGGCACTGTTGCATATCTATTCATCAATGGAGTATTGAGCGACACCACCACTGGCGTGACCCTCAGCGCCAATGGTACAGCCGGACCGTATGTGGGTGGACAAGGTGCCGCTGAATTATTTCCTGGATACATCACCAATCTGCGTGTGATCAAAGGAGTAGCACTTTACACCAGTAGCTTTACTCCGCCTAGACAAACACTAAAAGCAGTGTCGGGAACGTCGTTATTATTGAACGTCTTAAATGCCACTAACTTTATCAAAGACAGCAGCACCAACAACTTCACCATGACCAACACTGGTACAGCCACATACAGCAGCACAGTAGCACCGGGACTGGGAGCTCCAGCATTGAGGAGCATATCCGAAGGCACCACAGAAACATTGAGTGATCTTGACGAGGCCACTTTGAGTTCCGGTTCGATTGCTTTTAATGCCACTAGCTATTTAAATCCAGGTAGTAATGCAGCTTTTGCTTTCGGCACAGGTAACTTCACGATTGAATGTTGGTTTTATGCTTTTTACATAGGCAATAACATGACGCTACTTGATACTCGTAATCCAGATACCTCAAATGCAGGTTGGGATTTAACGGTACAAAGCAACGGTAAAATGCTGTTTGGTACTAACAGCGTCGCTTATATAAATAACGGCACAACTACCCTAGCTGCCAACACGTGGTATTATATCTCTGTGGTTAGGGATAGCACCACACAGATTAGGATGTTCTTGAATGGCGTACAAGAAGGTTCTACCTACACCGCCAGTGCCACGCAGAACTTTACCAACACCGCTTTTCAGATTGGTACAGGTGCCAATGGTACTACCAATGGTTTGATCACCAATGTAAGATTGACCAAAGGTGTTGCGCTCAACGTCCAGACTACTCCGTTTCAATCTATGCTCACAGCCACAGCAAACACAAGCATATTGTTAAACGTGGTAAACAGCACCAACTTCATCAAAGACGGTAGTCCAACCAATGCCACAGTGACCAATCCCGCAGCAACTTTGGCTACCTGGGTGAACTCAAGTCCGTTTAATCAAGGTATAAATGGTGGCGCTATCAACTTTGCCCAGCCCGGCGGCGGAGCCACGGTACAGTATTTGATCTCACCAGCAAGCTCAAACTTGAATCTTGGATCCAGTAATTTTACCGCAGAAGGTTGGTTTTTATCTTCACCTTATCAGTTTGACAGTTTGAATAATATCATTGGATTTAGGTCAACCTCGTACCCGTTTGGTCCGTTTTTTCTTTGCCTTTCCTCAACTTCTACGCTGAACCTTTATTCTAGCAGCAATGGTACCACCTGGAATCTTGCCAACGCAGTCAGTCTTGGTACTATAAACATAGGTACATGGAATCATATAGCACTGGTGCGCAATGGAAACTCCATGCAAGCCTATGTGAATGGAGTCGCGACAGGATCAGCAATCAACACAACCAGCGTGACTTTTTCACAAACCTCCGCACCATTTACCATTGGTGGAAACAACTATTTAAGTAACGATCAATTCGCAGGACTTATCACCAATGTGCGCCTAGTGATTGGTACCGCGATTTATACAGCTAACTTCACTGTGCCTACTGCACCGTTGACTGCTGTGTCTGGAACGCAGTTACTGTTGAGCGCAAATACCAGCGGCACTGTTGCCACAGACAGCAGCACCAATAACTTCAGCATGACCAATACTGGGTCAGTGGGCTGGATTGGAACAGGACCGTTTAACGGACAATAAATACAAAACCATGGCAAAACTTACATCTGGAACCAGCGTATACGGCAACATAAGCATCGCTACTTTCGTTAGTGCGGTCGGAAACGTCACGGGCAACTATATATTGGGCAATGGTGCTTGTTTAACTGGTGTGATTACCAGCGTGGCCAACATCAACTCTGGTAACTCTAACGTGACTATCGTTGCTGCTAACAGCAACATTTCTGTGGGCGTAGGTGGAACAGCTAACGTGGCTGTGTTTGCTACTACAGGAGAGTTTATCACAGGGTTGCTCAGCGTCAGTGGTAACGTGATCTCCAACAACGTGATGGCCACCAACATAGTGAACGTGGCCAGTCATACAGGATCTGTGGTATCAGTGTCAGCCAACGTCACTGGTGGTAACTTATTAACAGCTGGTTTGATAAGTGCCACAGGACGTATATTTGCTGCCAGCGGCGCTGTAGGCACACCTGGTATAACTTTTTCTGCTGATACCGGCCAAGACACAGGTTTTTACTGGATTAGTGATGGCAACATTGGTGTTGCTCAAAATGGTGCACTAAGAGCATTCATCAACACGTCTGGATTCAGTAGCAACGGCATTATTTCTGCATCAGGTGCTATAACTGGTGCCACCACTATATCTGCTACCGGCAACGTGGATGGAGGCAACCTACGCACTGGTGGTTTGATTAGTGCCACTGGACGTATATATTCTGCCAGTGGCACTGCTGGTGGTCCAGGTATCACATTTGCAGCTGATACCAGCCAAGACACAGGTTTCTATTGGGTCAGCGATGGTAATATTGGTGTTGCTACCAACGGAACTTTAAGAGCTACTTTCTTAGACACTGGACTTAGCGTAGTGGCCAACGTCACAGGCGGCAATATATTAACAGCTGGATTGATCAGTGCTACTGCCAATATACAAGGTGGTAACCTAAGAACTGCAGGGTTGATAAGTGCTACCGGCAACGTCACTGGTAACTTCTTTGTTGGAAACGGCAGTGCGTTAACAGGTATCGGTGGTACCAGTATCTCCAATGGTAACTCTAACGTAGCAGTTGTTGCTGCTAACAGCAACGTTTCTGTGGGTGTAGGCGGCACGAGCAACATAGCTGTGTTTGCTACAACTGGTGCTTATGTGTCTGGTATATTCAGTGCCAGTGGCAACATCCTTGGTGGTAACATAACCACTGGCGCAGGCAGCGGCGGCAACATCACTGGCGCAAACGTGATTTCTTGTACCAACATAAAGACCACAGCTAATACTGTAGCAAATTTGCCAGCAGCCGCCACAGTGGGCGCAGGAGCAAGAGCTTTTGTCACAGATGCTACCAGCACTACTTTTGCAGCCACAGCCGTTGGTGGTGCAGCCAACGCTGTGCCGGTGTGGACCGACGGCACTACTTGGAAAATAGGTTAGTAACATGGGAATGACTATTACTAATGGTCTCACAATAGCAGGTGGTGTGAGATTTTTTACTCCAGTGGGCAGCATCAACACCACAGGCAATGGCGGACGCATATACACTCCCGCTTCTACTAACTTCTATCTTGGTACTAGCAGCTGGACCATGGAAGGTTGGTTCAACGCCACGGCTAAGACTAGATCAAACCCTATATTGATATCCAATGGTAACTTTGGTAGTAACAAATGGCAGATAAACGACCGCAATGGCGCTAGCACTAAGTTTGACTTTTCAAGTAACGATTTAGGATTTACTTTGAGCAGCACTACCACTCCAGTTAACGGAACGTGGTACTACATCGCTGTGGTGAGATCCGTGACCACTTTCCGATTCTATGTCAATGGGGTCAACGAAGCCAGCACCGTGGTATCAGGATCTCTCGACGGGGCCACCAGTAGTGCCCAAACCGTATATTTGGCTGGTGACCAAGGCCAGTTAGCACAAACTAGCTGGAACGGGCTGATGACCTCTGTAAAAATAACCATTGGTACAGCCATCTATCCCAGTGGTACTACATTCACTCCCCCACGTACACCAAACACAAGCCAAAGTGGTACTCAGCTATTATTAAATCCCATTGGCAACGCCCCATTTAAAGATAGCAGCCCCAACAACTGGACTATGAACCAGACCATAGTGAGTGGACAGCCCAGTTGGAGCGCAACCAATCCGTTGACCAGTCAATCTTAAAGACTTACAAGCTCTGTGCGTTCCACAGTGGCCAGTTTCTGTTGTACAGCATCAATATTCAATGTGCTCCACAACCCAGGATGCATGGGACGAGGCCATGTGCCTGATGCGATCCAAGCATAACCAATGTGCTCATGATTCAACACAGGATGGAACTCATGATCCAGCACACAGACCCAGGTGTGATATTCAAACACATTGTCGCTGGAAGTGAACTTCTCCAAAGGCATCAATCGACGATAGTCAGGAAAGCTGCCTAGTTCTTCTTGGCATTCTCTTTCCATGCCACCCAACAAGGTTTCGCCTGACTCAATCTTGCCGCCAGGCAAACCCCAGGTTCCGGGATGTTTGGGATCATTGCGCAAGAGATATAGATAACGGCCAGTGTCTCGGGCCAGGAACCAGACGCCTACGGCTTTTAAAGTACCAGACTCCATGCTCCGCCTGGGTAAACGCCTTGATAGCTCTTGATCCATCCTGTGCCGATCCATTCGTATTGTGTACCAGTAGTTATGTTTGTAACGTACTGAGTGGCAGTTTCTCCCTCGCTCACAAATACCACACGCCATCGACTGCCATCCCACTCAATGATGTCATTGGCCGATGCCACCAGTGGTTGTCCACCAGTGCCCTGCCACAACACAGGATTGCCCACGTTATCGTAGCTACCAGTGCTTTCTGTGAGCAAGTATCTTATGCCCAACACGGGTGCAGGTAACCCATCTCCAGGACCACTGATCAATGGATCAATGATAGCATCAATGGGATCCAGCGTGTTCTGTGGTGCTGTGTCAGGATCCACAGTGAAAATCACCAAACGATCATCATTGGGATCAATCACTATGGTGCCTACTATGGGATTGGCTGTGTCTGGCGCAGCTATGGGTGGATTATTGAGTCGTATCTGGCTGATACCAGGACGCAACACACCATACGCAGAAATCACAGCAGGCCACAATAGATTGCTATCTGCTACAATGGCAGTGGGATCAAGATCTTGATAATCGCCGTTGGGTACGATAGTAGGATTCTGCAGGATCTGTATCTTGTTGTCAATGACCACTAACTTGTAGTTCCATGGAGTGAACATCAGTCTGGTGCCCAGCAGCAGGTCATTGTTGGTTATGGCATCAGCTGCGTCACCATTGGCGTCAAATATACCCATCACTATGCGTTCGACCACACCCAGTTTCTTGATCTTGGCAGGACTGCTGATCCAGATTGGCATGCTGAATTTGAGACTAGCGATGTCGATGGGATTCTCAGTGCCCTGAGGTATACTCCTGCTGCTCCAGGTCAACTGATCAAGATACAACACGCTGAGACTGCTCCAGTCAATGTAGTTGTCTGTGCTTTGTATTTCTAAACTGGGATTGAACAAGGTCAGTATCTGTTCAAGTATCTGGAGCTTCTGATTGGTGTTTGAAGTCCAAATATCCAAAGTCACTGACAGTTTGTACGGCACAGGCATCAGGCGCTCAATGGTGAAAGCATTGCCTTGTGTGGTATCATAGGTTTCACTATAACTGTCATAGGTGCGTTGACGCACCTGTGTGTTGTTCACGTATGTGGGTTCTTGAATCCTTGGACGATCATATTCTAAGTTATTGATGTAAAATGTCATCAGTGGTGTGGATGGCAATGCGCTGGCTGAGTTCTCTTGGATGATGGTTTGTGCATTGCGGCTAGCATCACCGTAACGAACTGGCACACGCAACAATGTAGCTGCATTCACGCCATCATTCTCATTGCCATACTCCACTTGGAATCCTGAAAAGATCCTAGTGAATTGCAGCAGGAACCTGCGTATCTGTGCGTCGTAGAAAAACTGTTGCATTATCGATTACCGCCGTAGTAAGGTGGTGGGTTAGGAGGCAAGTTACCTCCTTGATCGCCATTGTCTGCACGTGGTTTGAGTGCTTGACTCAAGCTCTGACGCTGTGGAATGTTGCCCATGTCCGTAGTTTCAGTAGTGTATGTATTGTTAACAAAGCCGCTGCGCAAGGTTTCATTCACTGGTCCATTGTCGAGATTGGTCCTGACTTTCTCTTCGATCTTGATCCAAGCACGACCATTGAATCGAAACAGTCTATTGGGTTTATAGTCCAGTCTCAAACAGTAATCTCCTGACACAGGATCTGGGGGAAACGATATTCCCGGGGTCACTGGCAAGCCATTGGGTGCATAACCATCACCAGTGAGGTAACCAGCAGTATATCCGTCTGCTCTGGGAGTGATGTTCATACCACCTTGTGTACCGTCTACCGTGGTACCATCTATGGTGGTCAGGCTGGTGGGGTTAGCCGGTTGACCATTGTCCAATGTGGCCACCACGTAGAACTTTTCCACATCATAGCCCGATTTGGGTACTTCGGCGTTGGCCTGGATCAGGATGTCATCATTGATCTGTTGATCCTTGGGTCTGGTGCTCTGCATGTCCGATATAGTGGGCGGTGTGTACTCAGACCAGTATGTGGTGTCAGTGATGTCTGTGCCAGCCGGCACGTTCCGGATAGCACGATAGTACACATCGCCGTAGTTGACGATGCTGCCTCCAGGATAGAAATCGCCCGGATCCCAGATGTATTCTGCCACGAATGGTTTGCTCAATATGCTGTTGTACTCTTGTGCGTTGGTCAACGGTGTGGCTTTGATACGCCACAGGTGCGGTAGCCAAGTCTGGCTAAAACCTTCTGATGCAAAGTTGGCATCTTGTATCACATAGTATCTGGGCAAGGCCAGTGGCAGTGCTGGATTCAAAGGATTGTAATCTTTGAGGTTGGGCACTTCGATCACATCGCCGTTCATGAGTTTGCGCCCAAACGTGTCAATCATGTCGTTGTAGTGGAACGTAATGAACAGCGTGTCTGAGTTCAGGAACAAGCCAAACTGGGTGAGATCAAAGTCCACGTCTTGTGTGCGATAAACGCCGCGCAGCACATAGATGTCCGGATCGTAAATCCTGTCACGGTTTTCCAACAGCAACAGATCTTGTATGTTCAGTGGGCTTTGATCTTCGTAGGTGGGCTGGGTGGCGTCAGCGTTACCACTCAGCGTACTGTCTTGGCCGCCGGTCTGCGGTCCCAGGTACTTGTGGATGTAAATATCTAATCCGCCCACGGTGTACATCTCCGAAATGGTGCGGTCAAAAAACTGGTAGTCTCGGCTGCGATTTGGCCTGTAAAGCGAGAGTTTTGGCATGGTTTAGTATTTATGGACAGGTTGACCAGAAAATCCCAATGTCATAAAATACTGTTATGGATGAACTAACACAGAAAAGTCTGGATTGCAGGGTGCAACTGGCCCAAATACAGAACAGACGTGCCCGGCGTGATCTCCAGATCATGCTAGATGCAGCAGACAAACATCTCACAGAACTCAGCAAAGAAGCAGTGACCTGTCGCAGACAGCAACGAACCACCCGGCAGTATGAGGAAATATACCACCGGGCTGAGCAAGCCTTTGGTAACTTTGAGCAGCATTTATTTTTAGCCAAACTGAAATATTGATATGAAAATAGTCCGACTAGACCGCCGCTACAAAGCATTCCAACTGGGATACACAGTGGCCCTGAGATTCACCAGTTATGTTGGACAGGGTGCTGCCTGGGACCGAGCCTGCCACCGGGCTTTTGGCACCCAATATCCCAGGGTGCGTGATGATGGCACTGTGAGCGTGTGGAGAGATTGGTTTGGTGCCCGCCGTGAACCTGAATATCCAGGCGACAAATTCGCCCGCAAACCATATTTCGTGGCCTTCACAGATGCCAAGTATCTGACCTGGGTGCAGCTGGGCATGCAGGAGGTTGACTCAAAATGAGCAATGTGTTACAATAGCCTTTTAGCCTACAGGAGCACACATGGCCACAGCCCGTAAAGCCCCGACCACTGCCAAGCCCGCGGTGCGATCACTGATTCCCAAAAGCGGTGATACCAAATACACCGGCGACGAGCCTGAATGGCGATTGCAGCCCACAGAACATCGAGCAGGGCATCTCAGCAAAGCCCTGGCCTGGTACGGCTACTTCTATGGCAAGAAAGAAGCCAAGGACATGGTCGTGGCCTGGATGGAGTATAACGACTGCAAACTGGATGCCAAGCGAGTGCGCACCTTGCCAGACAGCGCATTCACTACCACACTGGGCTTCATGTGCAGGATGAACATGGTGGGCCTGGAGCTCAACGATCGCGAAAGCCTTTACATAGCCGATGGCATCAAAGCCCTGCTGGCGCTCAAGCAGGCGCCTGTGAAAACAGCAGCCGAAGTCGAAGCCGCAGCAGTCACAGCAGCAGCCAACAAGCCCAACATCCAGGACCGACTGCGCGAAAAAGTATCAGAGTGTGCGGGTGAGCTGGAGGGCATGTTTGATGAATTCCGTGCGGGCGGCTGCAAACTCACAGCAGACTTCAAACCCATGAGCCTGATGCGGGGCATGAACATCGCACCCCAGATGGTGTCCGACATCGCCACAATCTGGAAAAATCATCAAGCAGAACTAGAGACCACGCTCAAGGGCAAGGATGCCCAACTGGTGGAAGGCTACGGGCATCTGGGACGCAATGAGCTCAAGAACATGGTCAAGTTCTGTGAGGCGGTGGTCAATGACTGCGGTGCTTATGTGCAGATTAAGAAAGTGGAGCGCAAGCCGCGCAAGAAAAAGGCAGTGCCTCCGGAGAAGCAAGCCGCCAAGTTCAAGTTCTTGCGCGAGTTTCCGGAGCTCAAGCTCACGTCAGAATCCGCACACCGTTTGGTGAACTGCGCCGAGGCCTGGATATATCATACCAAGAAGCGCAAGCTGATCCATGTGGTAGCGGACAGCCATGTGGGCACCTTTACTGTGAAGAACAACGCTATCATTGGGTTTGACACCACAGAGACCATCCAAAAGACGCTGCGCAAGCCAGCAGAGCAAATCAAAGCATTACTGGCCGGGGGTAAGCCTGCTGCTCGCAAACTGTTCAAGGACATCAAGGCCACAGAAACCAAGTTCAATGGGCGAGGCACTGAGGATATCGTGATTCTCAAAGCCTGGTAAATACAGGGACGGAGAGTCCCAATGGCAGAACAGCAAGATACACTTAGCGTACTCAAACAAAATCTCATTGAATATGTGCAACTTCAGCTGGGTAGCCAGATCATTGATCTTGAACTGGACCCAGCACACTACGAAGCAGCATACACCAAGACCCTAGGCACTTATCGCCAACGGGCCAACAACGCCTACGAAGAAAGCTACAGCTTCTTCACTTTGGTCAAGGATGAAAATATCTACACCTTGCCCCAAGAAGTGGTCAGTGTGCGTCAGTGTTTCCGTAGAACGTTTGGTGATTCCACTGGTCCGTTTGCATCAAACTTTGATCCGTTTGCTCAAGCGTCAATGAACGTGTATCTCATGAACTTCAACGTGGCTGGTGGTTTGGCCACATACGATTTCTACAGCCAATATGTAGAACTAGCAGCAAAGATGTTTGGTGGTTACTTCAACTACACCTTTAACCAAGTGACCAAGAAGCTGCAACTGATCCGCGATCCCAAAAACACCGGTGAAGCTGTGCTGATTTGGACCTACAACTTGAAGCCTGAGATTAACCTGCTGAACGACTTCCAAATCAGCCAATGGATCCGGGACTACATGGTAGCCAACTGCAAGATGATCATCGGTGAAGCTCGTGAGAAGTTTGGCACCATAGCCGGACCACAGGGTGGCGGCACTCTAAATGGCACTGCCATGAAAAGTGAAGCCAAAACAGCCATGGACGAACTGATTGGCCAGCTCACTAACTATGTGGATGCTTCGCAGCCCCTGACCTGGGTTATTGGTTAAACACCGATTGCTCACCAACACAGCCCGTGCTATAATACAGCATGGACTTGATGATCGACTTAGAAGGTTTGGGCACAGGCCCGGACACTACCATACTCACAATCGCCGCACAGGCGTTTGACCCTTTGGGTGATGGTTGCTATGACCAGTTCTACTACGCCAGAGTCACACTAGAAAGCCAGGAACACCGCAGCATACAGCAAGGCACCATAGACTGGTGGGCCACTCAACCCGCTGCTGCTCGTGATGAAGCGTTCAACGAGCAAGGGCGCATACCTCTGGACCAGGCCCTGGACGAACTGGGAAAGTTAATCTGGAAGGCCAAGCGTGTGTGGGCACAAGGTCCCACATACGACATGAACATCTTGGAGCACGCCTACAAGAGCTACAACAAGCCCATCCCTTGGCAGTTTTATGCTGTGCGTGATAGCCGCACCGTGTTCAGCCTGTGGCCCGACCTGCAAAAACCAGCCACTAGCCATCATGCGCTGGAGGATTGTAGGCGCCAAATCAAACTGCTGCAAGAAACCTTATCTTACTTCAAAATAAAGGCCCTAGCATGATCATTGGTATTTGTGGATTTATTGGTGGTGGCAAGGACACCATCGCTGACTATCTAGTGAATGTACAGCATTTCCGTCGTGTGAGTTTTGCCGGTGCGCTCAAAGATGCAGTAAGCTCAGTGTTTGGGTGGGATCGCGAGATGTTGGAAGGACGTACCCAAGAAAGCCGCAACTGGCGCGAGCAGCGTGATCAGTGGTGGACCCAGCGCCTAGGGTGTGAAGTTACCCCAAGACTGATACTACAACTTTGGGGCACAGAAGTATGCCGCCAGGGTTATCACGATGAGATCTGGGTGGCCAGTTTGGAAAACCGCCTGCGCAACAGCCAAGACAATGTGGTCATAACTGACTGTCGCTTTCCCAACGAGATCAAAAGCATCCGCAATGCAGGTGGCTATGTGATCCGTGTTTGCCGTGGTGCAGAGCCCGAGTGGTATGATCTAGCAGTGGCTGCTAACCACGGCAGCTGGGCTGCGCGTCAGAAGTTGGACACATACCAGATCCATCCCAGTGAAACTGCCTGGGTGGGCACAGAGTTTGATGCAGTGATCAACAACACTGGCAGCTTCGATCACACGTTCCAGCAAGTAGAAACAGCAGTGCGCACGTTCCAAGGCATCAGCGATCTACTTCAAGATCTCCCGGTCGCCATGGCAGATCACTCCTGAGCAGTTCTTCCACGCAGTTCTTGCACACTGATTTGAGATTTTTCAGTGCAGAGTTATTGAGATCTCCATCCACATGATACACCAGAATCTGGCTGGCGTATCGTGCTTTAAACTTACAGCGATCACACACCATCTTCTTCTTGTAGCCTGACAACTCCCATCTTGGTTTAGGTGGTTTGAGCTTGCGAGCTTTCTTGGCACAGGCGCCACAGGCACTTCTATAATAGATCCTATCGTACTTGTGATAGGCCACGGCTCTGGGTCGTAGTTTACAGGTAGGGCACACGGGTCTCATGTGGTATTTAGTGTACGGACCTACATATAGGCCGCCGTTACGCCCCGTTTTTTTGGTGAATCCATAAATATTAGCACTTGAAAAGGATTCCACCATGGCTCTTACATCACCAGGCGTACAAGTAACAGTTATTGACGAAAGTCAGTATATTCCATCAGCAGTCAACACAGTACCATACTTTTTGATTGCCACAGCACAGAACAAAGTATCTGGAGCCGGTGTTGGAGTAGCAGCTGGTACTCTTGCAGCCAATGCTAACAAAACATATCTGATCACCAGCCAGCGCGACCTCGCTGCTACATTTGGTGTTCCATTCTTCTACACCACAACAACCGGTACACCAATCAATGGTTATGAACTCAACGAGTACGGTTTGTTGGCTGCTTACAGTTCACTGGGCATCAGCAATCGTGCTTATGTACAACGTGCTGATATTGATCTTACAGAACTCACAGCCACATTGGTTCGTCCAACTGGTACACCCAATGATGGCACCTATTGGTTAGATGTTGCTACATCTGTTTGGGGCATCCAGGAGTGGAATTCAAGCACAAATACATTCACAGTCATAACCCCAACAGTTATTACTAGCCTGGATGATGTAGTAGAAAGCACAAGTCCCACAACCAATAATCCTGTTTACACACCACTACAAAGCATTGGTAGTATCGGTGACTATGCAGTGGTCAGCGTGGGCGGTTCTGTTGCTGCCGGTGGTGACTATCACAATGTGGGATGGTACAAAAACACAAACAATACTTGGGTGACCATTGGTAGCCAGGAATGGCAAAATTCATGGGCCACAATACAAGGTTCAGTCACAAACCCTACACTCACAGCTAACCAAAGTATTTTTATCAATGGTACTTCTGTTGCTGTACCTATCGCACCAAACAACAACCTTGCAGGTTTTGTTGCCGCAGTGAATACAGCAGCAATCGCTGGCGTAACAGCAGCAGCAGTCAGTGGCAAGTTTGTGATCTATGCCGATTCGGACGCTACCAATGATGGTAGTACCGCTAGCTTTGGTGTGGTGAGTATTATTCCCAATGCCAGTGGTACAGCATTGTGTACTGCATTGGGTATTTCAGCAATCGAATATTATGCTCCAGTTTTTTATCCAACCTAT